TGGTTCATTTGCTTCAGGTTGTATACAACAGATTGCTGGTATTCCAGTGATGATGAGTAATAACGTACCTCAGTCAAACGTATCATCAAACCCAAGTGGAGCTAACAACACCTACTCAGGTGATGACAGCAAAACTATCGGTCTTGTATTCCACAAGTCAGCAGTTGGTACTGTGAAGCTTATGGATATGACTACTGAGATATCTGGTTCTGACTATGGAATCATGTATCAAGGTACATTGATGGTTGCAAAATACGCACTTGGTCATGGAATCCTAAGACCTGAGTGTGCAGCTACTATCAAGTTATCTGCTTCTTAACTTACCTCGAAGGGTACTCAGCAATGGGTACTCTTTTCTTACTATTTGGAGAACATCATGTATCACAGCACTAAAAAAAAGAAAAAGAAAAAAATGGGTGGTAGAGAATCACTTAAAATAAAAAAGTAAAAAACCATGACTGTAGCTGCAACCACTGAACTAGAAGCTGTCAACATTATGTTGGCTGCTATAGGAGAAGCACCTGTCAATACTTTGACAGGCACCTTACCTGTTGATGTACGATTAGCACAATCAACTCTTACTGAAGTAAATAAAGAAGTCCAATCTGAAGGTTGGTCTTTTAATACTGAGATAGATGTTACACAACAAAGAGATAGCAGTACTCAACAAATAAATTTAAGTACTGATATTTTAAGAATAGATCCTAATATTCATCAGCACCCTACGATTGATGCAATACAACGTGGTCTTAAGTTATACGACAGATTAAATAATAAATATGAATTTGATGAAGATCTTATCTGTACTGTTGTTTACTTCAGAACTTTTGTTGAGATCCCAGAACCTGCCAGAAGATATATCACAATTAAAGCTGCTCGTATCTTTGTTGACAGGTTAGTTAGTGATGATGGATTAAGAACTTATACACAGCAGGACGAAATAAGAGCTAGAGCTATACTGATGGAAACAGACCTGGCAAATGGTGATCATAACCTTCTTAGAGGAGATCCATCATTAACAAGTGTCTTCAGTACCTATTCACCATCAAACGCATTAATTAGATAACTATGGCAGTTATATCCAGAGCTATACCTACTTTATTAAGAGGTGTATCACAATCTTCAGATGCAACAAAACAATCTGATCATGCTGATATACAGGACAATGCTGATAGCAACCCTGTTATAGGTTTAACAAAGCGTTCTGGATTTAATTTTATTAAAACCATCAATAGTTCAGCTATGGGTGATGTTCATATACAAACTATTAATAGAGATCTAAACGAAAGATATGTGGCAATATTCAGTAATGGCAATGTAAGAGTATTTGATCTTGATGGCACAGAATATACAGTGCATCAAACACCTTCTGACAGTAAAGATTATTTAGATGTTGCCAGCCCTTTAACAGTAAGAAGCAGTATAAAAACAATTAGTGTTGCAGATTTCACCTTTGTTGTTAATACCTCTATAAAAGCAAAGATGAATGAAAGTATATTAACTTCTGGTCCTTTATATTTTAATGGCTCATCTTTTGTGAATATTACTAATCAGGCAATAGTTTTTGTTAATCAGGTGTCAGCTAATACTGAATATACGTTAGAGGTTGATGGTCGTAAATGTGTTTTTGATTCTGGTACTTCTAATTTAAGAACTTCTCGTATTGCAGAGAAACTTAGTGCTGGTCTTACTGCTGATGTAAGTGATGTAACTGAAACAGGAACTGCTTTAACATCAGGTACAACTGGCAATACTTTTAACATTTCACGAAATGAATCAGTTATAAGAATATTTAAAAATGATAATTCTAATTTTAATATTCAGGTAAGTGATTCTCAGGGTAATTCTCAAATAACTTTAGTAAAAGACTCCATACAAAGATTTACTGATCTACCAACAGTTGCACCTAATGGTTATGTAGTAGAGGTTAAGGGAGATGATCAAACTAACTTTGATAATTACTATGTAAAATTTGTTACTAATAACACTACAGCAGATGGAACATTAGAAGAAGGGCAGTGGGAAGAGACAGCAAAGTTAGGTATAGAAAAAAGAGTTGATTATTCAACCATGCCACATGTATTGATAAGACAGGCAGATGGTGATTTTAGATTTGCTGAAGCCAATGGTAGTGCTTATTCAGCAGCTACTAATACAGGAACTTATAGTCAATCAGGAAGTACAGCAGTAACGGTTACATCTGCTAATCATGGTTTTTCTGTAGGAAATGCAATAACAGTTGATTTTACTTCTGGTAGTGGCAGTGATGGGGCTTTTACTATTAATGCTGTACCTAATGCTAATACTTTTAGTTTTACAGGTTCCAGTTCTCAAACGACCAGTGGTAATTGTAGATTTGGTCTTACTAATAATTTCACCTTACCTAAGTGGGGAGAAAGAACTGTAGGTGATTTAGATTCAGTTCCTGATCCTTCGTTTATTGGAAATAATATAAATAATATATTCTTCTTTAGAAACAGATTAGGTTTTTTAACTGATGATAATGTAGTGTTATCAAGGGTTTCAGAGTTCTTTAACTTTTTTCCAGAAACTGTTATATCTGTAATAGATAGTGATCCTATTGATGTGGCAGCTTCACATACTAAAGTTGCGATTCTTAAGCATGCCGTAACTATGGGTGAAGATCTGATCTTATTTAGTGAACAGACACAATTTATATTAACCAGTTCATCAGATACCCTTACTCCAAAAACAGCAAACGTATTGGTTTCAACAGAATTTGAATCCAGTGATGATGTAGCTCCTGTCAGTGCTGGTAACAGTATTTACTTTACGACCAAGAGAGGATCTTTTGCAGGTGTAAGAGAATACATATCACAGGAAGATATAAAGCTGAGAGATGCAGCTAACATCACAATCCATGTACCAAGACTAATCCCAAGAAATATATTTAAAATGGCAGTTTCATCTAATGAAGATGTATTGGTTTTATTAGGTACAGATAATCAAAATAAACTTTATGTTAATAGATGGTTATATGGTGGTGATGGTAGAAAAGTTCTTAACTCATGGTTTACTTTTACCTTAAATAGTGGTCGTAAAATATTAAATGTAGATTTTGTTGGAACAGATTTATTTGCTGTTATTGAATCAGATACAACAACGATAGAAAAGATACCATTTGAAACAGGTTTTAGAGAAAGTGATTCAGAGTTTGAATTTCACTTGGATCATAAGGTAACAGAAGCAACTGCAGGTGTAAGTGTAGCTTTTAATAGTGGTGTAACTACTTTTACTGTTCCATATAAACTGAGAGCCAACATGAATATTGTTGGTCGGTATTTGGCTAGTGGAGAAACAAGTACTTATGTTGATAGCAATTCTACAACCAGAACGTTAACACCAGGACAGGTTATACAGACAACCAATACTTCTGATGGTTCTACCACAACTATTACAGCAACAGGAGATTATAGAAATAGTAAGTTTATTATTGGTGAACCCTATGAAATGCACTATAGGTTTAGTCAACAGAGATTAACAGAAACGACAGGTGGTACAAGACAAACAGAGATAGTCAGTGGTCGCTTACAACTACATCATTTCTACATCAAGTTTGAAGATACAGGTTTCTTTAAGGTAGAAGTTACACCAGAAAATAGAGATACATCTACCCATGAATTTACTGGTAATTTATTAGGTGCAGCATCCAGTACGATAGGACAGATTAATTTAGAGACAGGTACATTTAGAGTGCCAATAATGAGTAGAGCAGATAGAGTGGAAATAGATGTAAAGAATAGTACGTTTTTGCCAACACAACTATCCAGTGCTGAATATGAAGCAGTATTCCATATCAGGAGTAGAAGAGTCTGATGGGGCATTTAAGAAAAGCTAATTTAGAAGACCTTAGATATGTTGCCAACAACATGAGAGAAGTGGATAAGTTGGAAGCTTTTTATCAGACAGGACAAGAACCTCTACAGGCGGTTCAGTTCACCTATATTTGCAGCAATGTAAACATGGCTATAGCTGATGATAATGATCAACCTATAGGGCTTTGTGGGGTGGTTTCTGGTGGTGTTATATGGATGGTTGCTACAGATAAGTTATTTGAAAATACAAAATATAAGATACAACTAATAAGAAAAGGACGTAAATGGGTCGAAAGCCTGTTGAAAAAATACAAAGTCTTATATAATTTTGTATATGCAGAAAATGATTCTGCTATCAAGTGGTTAAAGTCTCTTGGTTTTACCTTTATTAATTACCACGAAAAATATGGAATACAAGGTAAACCATTCTACGAATTTCTGAGGATTGCCTAAATGTGTGTTGCACCTATATTTTCAGCATTAGGTAGTGCAGGCCCGTTGTTTGCTGCGTCTTTAGGTCTTAACTTAGTTAGTGGTCTTGCACAAAGATCAGCAGCACAGGCAGCAGCAGAACAGACATATCAATCTTCTTTAATAGCTAACAGATCAGCAGAGCAAGCATTTGCTGCTCAACAGGAAGCTACAGCAGATCAATTGAAG